AATCTCCATAACTCGGTCATGTGTTGCGGGGTAGTCGTAGGTTGTACGGTCCTCAGTTGCCATCACCCAAGGTGATAGACAACGAATGTTTGGTGATATGCTACGATGATATGCTGACTTACAAGCCGCAGCACCACCATCAAAATCAAGGGCGAGAATATAATCACCTTCTTGTTTCTGCTGACTAGTCAAACTATCCAACACGATACCAGACTTACCTGCCCCCTCAAAACCAATAACCCCACAGAACACGTGAGTACCTAGATTCTCATCTGCTGCGGCTTCTACTTCTAGGGCTATATCGCTAATTTCAGCGGCGACTACTTTTTCCTCGCGCTCTAGAGCGCGTTCTATAGGCTTACCCCCCTTATTATCTTTGCTTTTACTGCCTTTCTTTTCTTCAGTTTTTAATGCGTCAAATCCACCCATTCAATCACTCTCCAAATTGGTCAATACTAGTATTGCCACCATCAGGTGCAGGAACCACAAATCGTGGAACTGCGTGTATTCCAAAGGCACGAATCTGAGGAACTTCCCCATCATCAGTCACTTGCACACCTAATCTACCACATACGAGAATTGTTGATTTCTCAGCATATGATTTCCAGTCGCTACCTTCTTGATATTCAAATGCATGGAATGAATCGTTTAGAATACCTGATACTCGCACATTCACTTCACTACGCCTACCTGACGGGAATGCTCGTTGCAAATCCCATGATGTGACCCTGATATTGTATGTCTTACCTGTAGCGTCATATTCGGTATCCCAACCTTCTTTGAATAGACCTGTTACTTTACCCTTAATCAATACAATTGGCCCTACAGCATTTATGCCCGGAACCTCTTTAAGATTGACTTGATAATGTTCTAATAAATCTGCAAGACCAACATACAATTCATGAACTTGTGGATTTACGCAAAACTTCTCTGGTGCTAATGCTCCCTTCAAATCATCCTCAACAAAGTCATTAGTAAGAACAATGTCATTGACCCACTTACGAGGTAATCTTAGTATGTCTGCAAAATCAGGATTCTGATTTTCGTTAGTGTTAGGTATTACTTTCAATCGGCATGGTTGGTAAAGTGGTGGTTGTGCATCAATCTCATTTGAATCAAAACGCCATAGTTTTACATCGTTGCCAAAATCATCCTCTGAGTTACCAAGGAAATAGTAATATCTACTCCACAACTCGGCTCGTATTGGCTCACCCTTGTTTTTAGCCCACTCAGCGGTCTGTAGTAACGCCAATTTGGTGTCAGGGATGAGGAACCAAGGGTTTGCATTATCAATTGATTCTGTGGTATCTGTACCACCAATAAACCATGTTCCTGTTTGTTCATTCTTAGTACATCGCCCTACAAGACCTGCGGCAACTGCCTTATCCGGGTCTTGATTGAAAGCACTAATTGCCTGTTCTCGCACACCCTTTCTTTTATCACGTGCTCTTCCATCTACGCCAACAAACAATCCAACCCAGTTTTCTGTGTTGAATGTTGCGCCGCCTCTGCGTGTAACTACAAATCCTTCAGCGGCTTCCTCAAGGAAATCCACATCTTCGTCACGCCAATCATCAGTAGCATACTTATCCAATAGATAATCAACAAACTTTTGTTGGGCATCTTGGATATTTATGCTATTTGCATCAGCATAACCTTGTAGTCGTTCAGCGACACTATCTGGCCATTCATTCTCATTTTCATTCTCATTTTCAGTCATATTTCTATACTCCTTTCATTTTTATTTTTTTGCTCCTTCAATGTTGCTACGAAGTAGTCATAGTACGCATCATCACCTGCTGGCCATGTATGCACTCGTTCTACGAACTTACCCCAAATTACAAGGAAGGAATAGTATTGGTCTGGCGTCAGACCAAGTGAATAAACATTGTCACGTAATTTATTCATTACATGAAGTCGCGGCAAACCTTTAGTTGCTATCTTACGCAACTCATTAGACAATGACTGCCATTCACCGGCAGCAACAGATAATGCAGGGTCACTGAAATCTGCTTGTTCAACCAACAACCGCTCTTTGAGCGCATCATCAGTTTGAGATAATGATTGTAATATATCAACTGCACTTCGTAAGTCACCACCACATACCTCATTAAGATACTCATAATCTTCTTGCCATGCATGAGGTAATCTTTCAGCATATCCTATACGAGTAAATAATTCAGCACCTGCTTTGTTAGTAGCATTGGTGAAATGATATACCATACAGCGCGACTGTAGCGCAGGTATAATGGCAGTGCCATCATTTGCTGTCAGTATGAAAAGTGTCTGTTCTACGCACTGTTCCATAGTATTACGCATGGCTTCTTGGGCAGGTTTGGTTAAACCATCTGCTTCATCAAATAGAATACATTTACGAGCAACACCAATACCGCCTTGATGCGCCACCTGTTTAACTGTGCTTCTGATGAATTGAATGCCTCTGTCATCAGATGCATTGAACTGAACATAATTCAACGGGTCAAAATATTCACCTAACATAATCCTTGCAATCACACCTGCGGCTGTTGTCTTACCAGTTCCGGGTGGCCCAACCAATAGAATTGCTGCAGGATATTCACCACGTTCAATCCATTCCTCGCAATCTGCTCTAAAATCGGGGCAACCAACCATCTGGTCAATTGTTTGGGGTCGGTATTTTTCACGCCATTGGGTCGTCATCAAATACCTTATGGTGTTGGAGAGATATATAAAGAAACATTTGACCAATTATCAAGTTCATTCACAAGTAGTAGTATGTCGTCGTGTGTCCATCGTCTTGGGAATAGATGGAATAGGTGCTCCATTTTAGCCATACCTTCAGAATCTGCAACCAATTCTTTAACTGGTTTTAGTATATCTAATACCTTTCTAATGTCCTCATTCTTAGATATTTTTCTAGCCTCAATACCATGTCGCTCTTTTAACCACTGCATCAATAGCGGTTCCTTCTTTTTTCTTGTTAGTATAATATACTTGTACGCTTGGTAACCTAGTGGTCTAGTTTCTTCAATACAAACATATACTGTGAATCGTGCTTCACGCGCTAACCAAGTGGTCATCACCAAATCTAAACGGTCATCCATTTCATTCACCAGATAGTGTCATTAACAAATCACTTAGTTGAGTAGTATCGCTAAATCCTAAACCGCTATCAATGCCCAACAACTCAGGGTCGTTCAAGTGATAGTGACCTGCCCATGTTTGTATTCCGTATGCTGCTACATCAATAATACACCCTACATCATCCATACGAGTCCATACGTCACCAATCACAGGCCCGAGTCGGGGGTGTGTGCGTAACATCATCCCTACATCATCTGGACACCACACCTCAGCAACCTGCACTGGTGTATATCCATCAAGCGCACTCAACCGAACATTAACCTTAATGTTATTCACTTTACGCGCTTGTGTGATAAGTAGAGGCATTCGTAGGGGGTGACGGCTCATCACAAACCCACCTACGAATGAGTCATCATAGTATGGTACATCATCTATAAGGCGTAGTCGTTCTCCTTCTTTTAGACTACGTACAATTTCCCTTAACTCACCCATTGTTGTTATACTAACAACATCATAATCAATCATTGATTTCCGCTTAGTGTAATTTTGTTTCCATATTTCGTCACTATCTAGATATAATATATCGCAAATAGTCATTGTATCGCGGTCAAAATCATCATCAGTTTTAATTTCATAAATGGCAGGTTTGTGGTCACTAGACCAACATTCCATTAACTTACCAGAGCGCGTATATATCTTACCTTGAGTACCTGTATAGTGTAAGTAAGACCTAGGCTCCCTTATTACTTCTACATAGGTAGTAGGGAATGGTAGTGTTATGCTTTTCCATTGTCGGTATCTAGGGCAAGGGGAAATAGGTATGTCTGGTTCCATAGGGTTTGTTGTTGGTATATCCCCTCTAAATGCTCGTTCTATAACTTCTAGGAATGGTGTATATGCAGTGGCCTTGAGTAGTTCATTAGTACTATATTTAGTACAACCACCTACCGCACGAATCATTGCTCGTTTAGCGATAGGTGGACTTTCACCCAGTGCTACCTGCCAAAATAGATATGCCTCGTCCTCAGACAAAGCACATACAATATCTTCTAGAGATTGCTCTCTCATTGAATCTAGAATGCGAATAGTATAATCAATAGACCAATCACTTTCAGGATTACCTGCTGACTCATTAGCGAGCAATGGTACGAGTGGCTGACCTGCTATGGCATCCCCCCATTCCTCAGGGTGTATGCCATAGAATGCAGGTACTCTTGGTAGGAACCATGAGTAACCAATGCGAGGTTCATCATCGAACCAGAGCATCACGCCCTGCATCCAGTCGCTATGCGTCTGAGTGTAATCAGATATAATTTTAGAACGATTACCGTTCTCATTTCGCAATAACGATGCTGCTGTCGCTGCTTTCCATAACTCCACCAATGGCCCCTCTCACGAGGGGGTAGGTGGGTCGGTATTTGAATACAACCTAAAAGATACCAAGACTTACTAAATCTAGTCTTTGAATTATCTCTTTGTAACGATTACGTATCGTTACTTCAGTAACCCCTGCTGTTTCAGCAATTTCACGCTGAGTACGGCGTGTTGAAAGACCTAATGATTCTTGAATAATTGCTGCTATGTATATAGATGCTGCACACATACCTACAGGACCACGCCCACAATCTATTTCACGTTCAGTACATTGTTGAATTATCTCATCGGCCTTGGCAGCAACACCACTATTCAATCCTAAGTCTGAACAGAACCGTGATGTATATTTTTCTGCTGTAGGTATATCCACACGTATCTTCAGTTCACGAAGTATCATACGTGATACTCGACCTATCTCCTTACGACCACATCTAGCGCCCCCTGCTACCTCATCAAGAGTGCGAGGTACTCCACATTTGCGACATGATATGTATATACTAGACGCAACTACAGCCTCTATACTACGCCCACGAATTAAGTTTAGTTCGATACATTTTCTGTATATTCTAGCACCATTTTCACGAACTGATTTTGGTAATTCTAACCGACTACCAATCCTATCTAATTCAGCCAATGCTGTTGCTAGATTACGTTCTCTTGAGTTTGATACTCTACTACGCTTTTGCCATTTACGCATTCGATATAATTGAGAACGAAGCCTACCACTACCGATTGATTTACCAGAATAATCTCTATTCTGCCAATCAATATCTGTGGATAGTCCTTTATCATGCAACATCTCAGTCATAGGCGCACCAGTTCTTGCGCGTTGGTCGCCTTGTTCAGGACTAAACACTCTCCATTCTGCCCCTTGGTCTATTATTGCATCATCTAAAACTAAACCACAATCTACACAAACAAGTTCACCACGAGAATCATCAAGTTCAAGATTGCGACTTGAACACTCAGTGCATTTTGTAATATCATCTTCCTTAACCATATCAATTACCACCAGACTCAGTACACAATAGTACTGCCAATTGATTAGATAAATCCTTGGCTTGTTCCCAACTCAATCTAACACCGCGCTGTGTAGGACCATTCTCCTTAGTATGCCCATCACTACGCCACAATCGTATATCTACCTCTTGAGGTTTCCCTTCAGTTTCAAACTGAATGTGGCTTAGACGCAAATTGAAGGTCTTAGCCCTTGAACCCTTAGCAGGTGTTTCCCAGAAAGATGTACTTATTTGGTCATCGAACCAACTACCTTTCTTCTTTTCTTTCGTTTTTGTCTTATCTCCCACTACCCATGTAGCAGGTTCTTCATTTTCATTTTCGTCTTTAGTCATTTTAATCTCTCCTTTTTGAGTGGAATCCATGTTTGCTCTTTTCGTCTGTTATCATGTAAATAGTAATATCACTAATGCCCTCTGGGTTAGGTGGTAGTTCATCTCCTGTCCATTGTGGACATACCTGAACCCAAAACTGACCTGCTTTATTGGCCTGACCACCTACATAATGTGTGTTTCCTAGGTCAGCCGATTGCCATTTCCATCCAGTACCGCCATCACAGACCTCGCCATCACAAGGGCATACCATATCTACTGATGTATGTTCATTTGAACTCATTGGTCATCACTCTCCCATTCCTTTTGTAATTCTAATGCTTGTTTGTTAATGGCATTTACAATACTATAGATTGCATTGAACGCCTTACCTATATCCTCCATCTGCCAATCATCATATGTGATACCATCTGCAGTTATACTCATTATATCTTCTAGGGATACACCTAAATCGTATTCAACCCATGCTCGTACTTTATCCATTTAGTTCCCTCCAAATAGTGATGGTTTTGCTACTGCAATTGATTCTACTCGCTCCGCCTTCTTAGTGACACGAGTTAGTAGTTGCTTGCACACATTAACTTCAGCCTTTTGCCATCGTTGTTGTTGTGCCGGTGTCCACTTATTGTAAGCACCACCAATCTCTTCTTCAACAAACCCAGTAGTGACTGTATATAGAAGGCATTGCCAAACACGTGCTTCTGCTTCCTTCTGTGTGCGAGGCACTTGGGGTGTATCGTATGGTGCAACCCCAAGCGCGTCTAGTTGACACAAGATATCTTGCATCTGATAATCTTCATCAGTCACTCAATCGCTTCCTTGAGTTGATTCATGGTGATTTCACCATTGATAAATGCAGTTATTGTATTCACTAATGCAAAGTAACGTGTGCTGACCTCATTAGCAAGTTGTACTTGCTCAGCAAGCACATTACTTTCTTTGGCCTTCACTCGCAGTATCAAATCATTGTCCTCGTTAATCTTAGCAAATATATCCCAAGCCTCATCAGTAGTAGATAATGTATCATTCATTGGTACTGCTATTTCATCAACAACAACAACATTAGTTGGTTGTACTAAGGAAGGTGTTTTACTGGTAACATAGTATCTAAACCGACCATGATTTCCTTTTTTCTGTACCCTAATACGACCATCTTTTTCTAAGCATTTAATCGGTGTTACTACATGGTCAGTTGTTGCAATCCATCTCGCACCATCGGCTTCTAGCCCTATGTGTATATCATATCTGGTAGACCCCGGATTTCTCCTGAGGTATTCCCATATCTGATTCGCTCTTCTTCTAGTTCTCTTTGTGTATGCCATTTTTTTCATCTCTCCTTTTTTTTTAATCTATTTTAGAATCCTAATATTTGACTTGCCATTGGAATATCATTAAGTGCTGAAAGCCCTTCTTCATTCACAAATGCCTTCATGTCACTCAAATCCTTTGTGCCAATTTTATCTACACTTGCATCCTTACGGTAGTCCATGATTGATTGTTTTGCAATACCAGTAACAGTATCGTGTACTGTCTTAAGTCGTGAATTAAGAGTATCAATACCAATAACACGACCCTTGAGTGTAGTTGTTTTACCATCTGTCCATTCTGGCTTATGTGTTACTGCACCATTCAAAATGTTGTAAGCATGATATAGAGTGCCTGTTTGTTTCTTATTAACATTAATCCAATCGTTTTGAGGGTTAGTCCATCCATCACCCATCAATCTCCACATATGACCTCCGGTTACTTTGTCTGGTCCTGTTTCCTGTGGTGCAATCTTAGGCCATGAAATGAGGCCGTTACGCTCACATAGAGTCATTAGACGTTCATACAATTGCACATCAATTGGAATGTGTTGTAAGAACTCCATATCCACCAACTGACGCTGTGCCTCAGTTAATACCAAGTCAATTTTTCCTGCGAATGAATCCCAATCTGCATCCCTCATGGTACTGTTATGTCTTTGTGATGCAAGAGTAGTAGCACTACCCATTACAGCGAGGTTTGTGCAATAAACACGCTCAGCAACCATCTGCACCTTAAGTGCTGAAGAACGGTCAAGTGAGTTCAATACACTGAATCCATATCGGTATAGTCCATCAAGAGATTTTGCGTGGGAATCCATGAGATTAGTAGACAACCAAGGATGCCCATTTTGTTTAAGGCGGGTTGCTGCCTCTCGCTTAGATTGTGTTGCTTGTGATACATCAGCATCAAGACGTGCTTTTGCGCCCTCTTTGTATGCATACACTTTTGCTTTCCAATCATTCTTTGCTGCTAATGTTAGGATTGGGTCAAAGACAGGTGCATATGCTTGAGGGTGGAAATCCTTACTAACAGTAGATAACAAAGCCCCAGCAGGGCGTTCATCAGATGCATAAGATGGGTTAAACACACCAAATGCTTCCACATTCCCTTTCTTGTTATTACAAGGTGCAAAGGTAGGAGCCATTGTGCCACTACCATCATCCATTGCTACAAAGAGTGGTAGCATTGTTGGTTCAAACCGCCAGTCGTGTGCAATTAAGTCTGCACGACCA